TGGCAAATCAATACTTTCAAAACTTTCCAGAATTACAATATAAATTATCTAATGGTAAGATTGTATCTATCAAAGACTTTTTTAGAAAGTCAAAGATTGAGCAAGAAGCAGTAGATAGTATCGTACAGTATACAAAGTATGAGATTCAAGATGGTGAAAGACCAGATATTGTAGCATCAAAACTTTATGGTGATGGTGATCTTCATTGGACATTCTACTTAGTAAACGACTTTGATAACTATTACGATTGGCATAAAGACAACGAAACCTTTGAAAAGTATATCAGTCAGAAGTATGCTGGTGTTTATGCAATAGCATCAAATACAACAGATATATTATCTACATCTACTTCAAACACAGGTCAACACGTAGTCAGTAAGTTTTTACTAGGAGAAAAAGTAACTAGTATTAGTGGTACAGGAAATGTCATAGAAGTAGATTCTCAAAATAAAAGAATTGCAATTGAAGGTAGGGGATTTGTATCAGGCGAAACTATCACAGGAAAAATAAGTAACAAAACAATGACACCAACAAGTATAATAGAACATAGAGATGGTGTCAAACATTATTATAATAAAACAAACGGACTTTATACTAATGTTCCGACTGCTGGATATACTAGTGTAACACTTTACGACTATGAATATGAATTGAATGAAGATAAACGATTGATTAAAGTAATCGATCCTGCAATCATACAAAAGGTAGTTAGAAGATTTGAAAAAGTAATGTCATCATGAATGATCGAACACAACCACAAGAAGGAAACTTCTTACCAGGTGAAATTACAATAGATACTATTTCTCTTGTTAACCAAGAAAGAGAAGTTGTCGAATTAAAAAATATCACTGCTCAAGTAGATATATTTGAGGGAATTGATAATGCATTTTTATCTGGCAGAGTTTCTATTTTTGATGGTGTTAACTTTCATAGAAACTATAAAGTCTATGGTCAAGAATCATTAACTATTAAGTATCGTGTTAAAGAAGACGGTACACAATTCGGTAAACAAGCAGAGAAAACATTTAGAATCTATAAGACTTCGAATGTACAAAATATGCCTGGTTATACTACTGATTCTTTAGCAATACATTTTATTGATCCTAGATATTTTCAATGCGAACAAAAAAGAATCAGTCAAACATTCAGAGGATCGTACTCTGAGATTTTACTTAAGTCACTACTTAAGCATGGTGGGTTCGAACAACAAACAGGAAGTTCACCAATAGAATATTGGGATAAGTCGTATCCAGAAAACAAACAAATAGTATGTGGTAATTGGTCTTTGAACAGATTGATTAGGTATATAAATGAGAATGCTAACTATGAAGAAAATGCTGGTTGGAGAAACTCAATGTTTTTCTATCAAGCAATGCATAGAGGTTTTAGATTTATGGCATTAGATACAATGCTATCTGGCAATACAGAACATGCAGTGTCATTTTCATACAGACCAAAGAATGCAGTTGTGGGACAAGAAGAAACTCCTAATGTATCTCAAGGTGGCCACAATTCAAAAATCTTACAGTTTGAATACCCACATAAAGGCGATACACTTGCTGGTGTTAAGACAGGAACGTATTCATCGAGTTTAAGAGTCTTTGATCCTATAAGAAATATAGAAAAAGAAATCTATTATGATATGCAAGAAACTTTTGATCGTAATAAAGACAAGCATCTATCTGGATTTCCTTTAATTAGAACAGAAGAGTATGAAGACATTTATAGTGTTCAAGAACCAGTAGCAGATGATGAATATCAAGCAAACAAAATACAATCTGATACAAGTTTAAATCAAGCATATCTTATAGGTGGTAAAACTCATTACAAAGTTAATAACTCTAACGCATATTCAGATTCGCCAAAACTTCAAGATACAAGTCAATACACTGGTGAAGAACACACTGATAACTCATTCTTAGAGGGTATTGCCGCTAGAGAGAACTTATCACAATATACTGTAAAAGTTACAGTTCCTATGAGAGATGATGTTTCAGTAGGGCAAGTTATTCATTTAGAATTACCAAGACCAGAAGTTGGTGCAGAGGGTGAAGACTTATTAAATGATAATCGTTATCTAGTCACTAAGATTAGGCACAGTTTTTCACCAGGTGAATTTAGAGGCACTATGACAATGATGTGTGCAAAAGAAAGTTTTGCTAAAAATCTTTCTGAGGAGTTTTTACCAAATGAATAATTTTTATTATGGGGTCGTTGAAGATCGTAATGATCCTCTAAAAGTGGGTAGAGTTAGAGTTCGTGTTCGAGGTGTACATACTGATAATAAACAATACATTGCTTCACCTGATCTACCATGGTCGCAAGTAATAATTCCAACAACAAGTGCTGGTCTATCTGGTTTTGGTTTCAATCATAGTCTTGTTGAAGGTTCAACAGTCTTTGGTATGTTTAGAGATAACGATCAGCAAGACTTTATAGTTATGGGTGTTGCACCTGGTGTATCACAAAGTGGTTATAAAGAAACACCAAAAGGCGAAATCATAAACAGAACAGTTGAAGCAGGATTTAATGATCCAAGAAGGAAGACACAATCAGAGTATGCAAGTACAACAGACGGACTAAATCCACCTGCAGGTGCAAGACCAAACGAATTGACTTTAGCACTTGATACATCGCCTCAAACTCCTAAAGCACTTAAGTTAGACTATGAAGGTAAAGGTAGTGAGATAGATGAGTACACAGAAGCAGATAAGACATTACCATATTACCCTTTATCTGATTACTATGATGAGTCAGACATCAACAGATTTGCACGAGGTACGGGAACCTATGAGCATAGAGATGACGTACCAGTTAAACCAAAAGAAATAGAAAGACAATCACTATATCCATTTAACAAAGTATTGTATACAGAATCTGGCCACATGGTTGAGATGGACGATACTAGAGGATATGAAAGATTAGCAGTAGAACATAGATCTGGAACATTTTATGAAATACATAAAGACGGATCACAAGTACATAGAGTTGTCAACGACAACTACACAGTTATATGCAAAGATGACGAAGTGTTGATTGGTGGCAAATGTACTATTAAAATATTAGGCGATGCAGATATAGACATTCATGGTGATGCAGATATGCTTGTAAAAGGCGATGCTAAACTTCATTCAGATAAAAACTTAGATATCAGTGCATCAGAAACTTTATCAATCATAGCACCTATCGTTGACGTAAATGGTGGGGTACTAAAACTTAATTCGTAATGATAACTCAACCTATACCAACAAGTTTTCCTTGTCCGACAGATGACATATTTTCTTTACCAACTAAAGAAGAGTTAGTTAGTGCATTGAACGACATTCTTTCTATCCCAAGTAAACTAAAAGCAGAATTGGCCAAAGCAGGTAGTGAGATAGCAGAAGAGGTCAGACAACAAATAGAAGATGTCATTAAAGAGATTGAGGGTTTTGTAGAGAAACTAGAATCACTTTTATCTCCTTATTGGCAAAAACTATCTGTAAGAGATTGGCAAAAAGAAGCAAACGAGGCAATCACTAAGTTTATACAAGACTTTCACATTTATGTACCAGCAAAAATATTAGAGATCATCACGAGTTTAGTACCAGTTGATTTTAACCTTACATTGTTTGGTATCAAAATTAACATCATAAAGATATTTACTGCTGAAGAACAAGCAAAAGTTCAAGCACAAATAGTAGAAAAAATTGATAGTATCAAATTTGATTTTGAAAAATTTACTGGAGAGTTTAGTATTAAGTGTGATGAGTGGCGAGCAAAGATGACTTGGCAATACATCAAAGTAGAAATTATAAAATATCTAAACAACACTGCTCATGCAGTATTCGGAAAACTTATAAAAATCTTTGAAGAAATATGGGACTTATTGGGTTTAGATGCTTTGGTAAGTTTACTTACTTTAAATTTTGAAGAGTTGATCAACAATGGATTAGAATCAATTAAAAAAAGATATGGAGATTTAAAAGAACGAACAATAGAAGAGATCGAAGAATTCAAAAAAGAGTGTAGAGACTTCTTAGATACATTTACTATTGGTGGTTTTGATATTCTTAAAATGATTGGTGGAGATATCAGGTCTAACGTCGAAAGTTTTGAACAAGAAATTGCTGAAAAGATAGTAGCAATTAAAGAGTTTGAAGCAAACTGGCAAAAGAAACTATTGTTCGACTGGGTTAAAATAGTTAAGAAGTTTTTTGATGCGATTGGTATAGGCAAAATCTTTGATTTCTTAATGCTTACATTTTGCGATTTCTTATCACTGATGGGATTCCCTAAATCAATTGATCTAAATATACCAGCAATTGGTGGAGTACTAGCAGTTTCATCTTACAAACCTAAAATTAAAGTAAATAATAATTCTGTAGAAGCAAGAGCAACTGATCTTTATGATGCCGATGGCGAGACAACAGACTTCGATACAACTGGTAGTGGAAGTGAGTTGAAGGTATTTATTGATGGTGTAAAACAAGATCCAAGTACGTACTCTATTCACCCCATTTTTGGAAATAAGGTAGTATTTGATGTAGCACCAGAAAAAGGAACTGTTACTGCCATAAAATATAATACAGATGTCTAAATAGTAGTATGGCCGACTATTTAAAACCAAATGCAAAAATAAACGCAGTAAGCAAGAATGTTTACACTGATCTTGATATGTTATTTAAGGCACACCCATTAACTGGTGATGTAACAACAAAGAAAGATAGTGAAGCAATTAAAAGATCGGTAAGAAATATAGTTCTAACTAATAAATTTGAAAGACCATTCAAACCTAATTTTGGTGCTAGTATTAGAAATTCACTTTTCGAGTTAAAGAATAACAGAGCAAAGAGAAGACTAGAAAAAGACATTGTAGACGTATTAGTTACAAATGAACCTAGAATCAGAAACGTATTTGTAGAAATATCTGATATAGGTTCTGATAGTAATCACTTAGATGTCAGAGTATTTTACAATATTATAAATGGATTAGAACAACAAACATCAAATTTTACAGTAACTAGGGTGAGATAATGGCAGTTAAAAGTTCACAAATAAACGCAACAGATTTAGACTTCGATGCAATTGCAGAGAATATAAAAATTTTTTTAAAGGGTCAAGACAAGTTTAAAGACTACGATTTTGAAGGTTCTTCAATGTCAGTGTTGATCGACACACTTGCATATGCATCACACATTAGTGGTGTTAATACAAACATCGCCGCTTCGGAAATGTTTTTAGATTCTGCACAGATCAGAAAGAACGTAGTATCACGTGCAAAAGATTTAGGGTTTACACCAGCAACAGAAAAGGCAACTTCTGCTACAGTAGAAGTAACAATTAATAATGTCAACAACATAGACGGAACAAATCCAGCATTACAAGATATGTTAATGCCAAGAGGTCATATGTTCACGTCAGTTGTCGATAGTGTTCCTTATAATTTTGTAACAACATCTACATATACACCAACTCAATCTGGTTCAACATATTCATATAAAGATGTAGAGATTATTCAAGGACAATATGTAACTGATCAATATGTTTTTGATGATCAAATTAAAAATTCAAAATTCGTTCTATCAAATGCAAGAGTAGATAGAAGCAAGTTATCAGTTGAAGTGACTTCTAATGGTTCATCAACTGCATATGCATTATCAACTAACGTATCTAGTATCACATCTTCAGCAGAAGTATATTATACACAAGAAAATGAAGACGGGTTCTTAGAGATTTACTTTGGTGATGGTGTACTTGGTAAAGGGTTGCTTGATGGTGATATCATTACTGTAACTTATATTGTAGTAGACGAAGAACATGCAGATGGCGCCAAGATATTTTCAATGGGTCAATCAATTAATGGTTTTGCAAATGCTCAAGTAATTACTCAAACACCAGCAACTGGTGGTGCAGAGAAAGAGACAATTGAATCAATTAAATTTAAAGCAACTAAGTTCTATACATCTCAGAATAGACTTGTGACCCTTAACGACTATAAAGCAAAAGTATCAGAGTATTATCCAAACGCAGATGCAGTTGCAGTTTGGGGTGGCGAAGATAATGAACCACCTGAATATGGCAAAGTGTTCATCTCTCTCAAACCAAAGAACTCAGATTACTTGTCTGAAGCAGAGAAGCAACAAGTATCAAACAATCTTAATCAGTTAAACATGTTAACTGTTAGACCAGTTATTGTAAACCCAGAGATTGTAAAGATTCTTTGCAGTACGACATTCAAATACAATAAGAACTTAACAACATTAGCACTAGGAGAATTAGAAACTATCGTAAGAGGTGCTATTGTGAATTTTGACAATACTAACTTAAATAATTTTGATAGTATATTCAGACATTCAAACCTACTTAAAGCAATTGATGAGAGTGAAAACTCTATTCTTTCTAATACAACAAATATTAGATTATCTAAGAAGAAGACATTAAATCTAAACAAGAAAGAAGGTCACGTTATTAAGTTTGGTAATGCATTCTATAATCCACATTCTGGACATAACGCAGAAGGTGGAGGTATATTACAATCTACAGGATTTAAGATACAAGGTGATGCATTAAACACACACTACTATGATGATGATGGAAAAGGCAATCTTAGAAGATACATCTTATCAGACGGTGTAAGAGTTATAAAGAACAGCACAGCAGGTACAATTGATTACACTGCTGGACAAATTTCAATTGATGCAGAAACATTTACCTCAACAGTAAATAATGACACATCAATAGAATTTACCATAGTACCTTCATCTAACGATGTTATTGCGATTAGGGGTTCTCTAATTGATATTGACGTTGATAGAATTAAGGTCACTGGTGAAGTAGACACCATCGCAAGTGGTGAGGCGAGTGCTGGAGTAGGATATACTTCAACATCTACGTCTAATTATTAATATGCAAGAAGTGATCGTGTGGTTTTCCCACGAGTAGTTTCCCATTTATTTGGATTATAGGAGGATAATTAAATGGCAGATAAAAAGATAACGGCGTTAAACGCCATCGGAGAAGGTCAAGTAGACTCAGGTGATTTACTTCACGTGGTCGATGACCCACAGGGTACACCTGTAAATAAGAAAATGACGTTGGCAACTTTGTTCAACAACATTCCGACTTTCTTGGCACTTGATAGTGTTGAAGCATTGAACGAATCAACATTTGTATCAGCAGGTGTTGGAGTTTCAACTGCAATAACAACACTAGACTTTACTGGTCAAAGTGGTTCATCAGATATTTCTGGTGACTTACCTGTACCAAGTCATGAAGGTCAAATTAAAGTCATCATCAGAAAGAAAGATGACGTTAGTGGTGTTGGTGGTTCAATCGATGTACCAGCGGCATCAAACTGGGTTTCAGGTGCTTCAGCAACAGCAGTTGCAGTTATGGAGTCAAACTCAGCAATGGTATTAGTTGGAGTAGGTTCAACATGGTACCCAGTTGCAACAGTAGGTACTGTTACTCTTAGTTAATTGATGGATTAATCAGATGGCACATCAAAATCATATAGTAGATAGATTAACAAACAGACTATCGACAATTCTTCCTGAACATATCAGAGAAGATGCGCCGATATTTGAATCGTTCCTATCTTCTTATTTTGAGTACCTAGAATCTGAAATCATCGTTATTGAAGATGAGCAAGTATTAACAGCAATACAATTAGAAGACGGAACTGTAATAGGTGATGGTAACTTAGTCACTGAAGATAGTTCCGATCTTCTATCTAATAGAATTTTAATTCCCAGAGTCGAACCGACAGATGCAGAAGAATCAGAACCAATTGTTAAGGGTGAATACATCTATGGCAAAAATAATGGTTCAGTAGCAAAAGTTAAAGTACGACAAGGCAATGTTATAATTGTCGATACAGTATCGGGAACAGGATTTGCAGTTGGCGAGACTATTGAAGGTCGTGATGGTGGTCAAACTGCAATAGTTAAAACATATAAAGAAAACTCTATTGTAGCATCTAACAGATTGCTAGACTATTCTAATATCGATCAGACATTAGAAACATTCTTAGAGTACTTTCAAAAAGATTTCATACCATCGTTAGATTTAGCAGACACACAAAATAAAAGATTAACATTAAAGAATATAAGCACCCTTTATAAGCAAAAGGGTACTGCTGAATCTGTAGAGTTCTTGATGAGAATTCTATATGGTCAATCATCATCTGTAAAATATCCAATTGACGAAACTATATTTGCATCTAAATCAGATTATTCTGAAGTGCGAAAAATGGTTGTCGTTATGGAACAAGGTGGTATACCAGAAGCAACAGATAGAATCATACAATACAACGTAGAAGACCCCTCTCTCAAAGATGCAGAAGCAGTAGTAGAAACAGTAGAGATTATTAATACGACAGATAGACGATACGGTCTTTCAATATCAAGAACACATAGAGGGACATTTACAGAAAATTCACCAGTCGTATTAGTAGACAGAGATGGAATTACAAGATATCCTGGAACAACTAAAGGTATAATCTCCGAACTGATAGTAGATGATTCATCAACAACTTTCGGACTAGAAAGTGAATCTGGTGATCTATTACTAGAAGATAACTCAGCACTTTTATTTGAGGGTGCATCTACTGGATCCATGTATAATCTTAATGATAAGATTAACTTTACTGGAGCAAAAACAGACACTTCGGTAGTAGAAGCATTAACAACTGTATCAGAACTATCTAGAGGTTCTATAGAAGAGATATACATCGAGAGTGCTGGAACAGGTTATTCAGCAAACGACATTATCATCTTTGAAAATGCTAACACAGAAGGTAGTGGAGCAGAAGCAATCATTGGGGCAGTTGGTGACGAACTTATTTTAGAGAACGCAACTGTATTTGATCAATACGAGTTGATCGCAACAGCAGGTCAAACAAAGTTTGGTGGCGTAGATAGTAACGGAGATGCAGTTAGAGATTTAAACAACAAACCAGTTGCTCTAAACGGATTAGATGTTACAGTTCTCGTAGATGGTTTAGAGCAAGACGTATCTCTTTACACTGTACAAAATGATGGTGTTCTATTCGACAGTTCACCAACAACATCAGGTGGCGAGAGAGTTGAACTTGTAACTAAGTTTAGCAGAGTATCGTTAGAGAATGGCGATCAAGTCTATTTAGAGGGTGGAGATCAGAGAATACGTAAAGTAACTATCACCTCAGGTGGTGCAGGTTATCAAACATTCCCACAAGTTTTTGTTGGTGGTTATCTTTACTTTGATAAAACTGTAAGTATAACAGGATTCTCAGTTGGCGAACTTATAACAGGACAATCTTCAAATGCCACATCTAGTATATCACGTATTGATACTAAAAACAATAGATTAGTTGTTAGACGTTCATCGACTGATACAGGAACATATCAAGACGGAGAATTAATTGTTGGTGGTTCTTCAAGTGCTGAAGCAATCATTAAGAATGCTAGAGTTACAGCAGGTACGGGAGCAAAACTTTTTGCATGGTCATCAAAAATTGGTGGTGTTGAGAAAGTAAGAATAACAAATCAGGGTTACGATTTTGATGAGAACGCAGTTATTTCTAGTACATCATTTGATAACATGCTTACGTTTGCACCAACAACAGCATCAGCACTTGATAAGGGTGTACAAATTACTGGTGTAACATCTGGTGCTACAGGAACTATTGTATCATATGATACGCAAAGAAACTTACTTAAGTTTACAGATAGACAAGGTACTTTCTTAGTAGATGAGAAAGTTACATATGGTAATGATTCATTCAAAGTATTGAAGTACGATCCATATGATGCTAGAGGTAAGTTGTCTGGAGAAGGTATCACAAACGATAACTTCTTTGGTGATACTGGTTATTTATCTAACGAGTTCTCAAACATTCAAGATGGTAGAATCTATCAAACACATTCTTACATCATCAAAGTGGGTGAATCGATTGAAAAATATAGATCGATAGTTAAAGATTTAGTTCACCCTGCAGGGCATATATTTTTTGGTGAAGTTGCAGTTGAACGTGTCATCGCATCATCGGCATCACTAGCAGATAGATTTGCAATCAATCAAGATAACAGATTAGGTATTATTAATACTACTTTTGTACCTACAATTCTAATTGAATTAGAACATACAGAGCATATCATAATGGAAGATTCTACTAGAGATAGTGAGAATAAACTTCTGTATGAGAATGGCGATAGAATTGAAAACGAAGACGCATTCGAACCAAAAGCAAGAACACAAAGACAGACTCAACTTCTTATTCATACTAAAGCAGATGAACTTTCTAACATGGCAATGGCGCATGTATTAAGAGATTACTTAAATGAAGGTGCTGAAGTAGAGAGACATAGAGTTGAGACTATTAAGAAATTTATTAGTAGTGCTACACAAACACAGATAGCAAATGATATCAGTGATCCCGTGGCACCAACTGCATCTCTAGTTACAGTAATCAATCAAAGATCACCTAGACTTGATGGTGTCGTATCAGTATTGAACTTAGCAACAGCAGACAATGACTATCTAAAATTAGATAGAGAAGATGCAGTATCGCCAATCGGTGTAAGACCACAAGATCAAGGTAAAGTCTATCAGATAGCAGACTTTAGTGAAGAGATGTTAGTCTTTGAAGATGGCACAAATATACAACTAGAAGAACCTAGAAATAGAATATCATTAGAACCTGAAAGAAGAAACCTTGAAGGGGAAAACATGGCACTAGAAGATGGCAGTGGTACGATTCTTTTAGAAGATGAAACAATTCCTGAGCATATCGAAAGATTTATATCAGAACGATCACGTGAATTGTTTAGTCCATATTTCTATTCAGAAAATAACATGGATAGAATAGTTATGGAAACAGGTGAACCTTTAGTTCACGAACAGTTGGGGACAGGAACATTAAGCAGTTTTGTTCCACATGGACCAACTATAAGATCAATAAATAAGATTGCATTTCAAGATACATACAGAATTGCGTATTACATGCTCGATGAAGAGACAGGATCACAAGAAGAAGATAGATTTATCTTAGAAAGTGGCACTGATGGTGGTTCAGGATCTATCTTATTAGAAGATACTGAAAGAGATGGATTAAGAATTAGTCAATTGAATGAACTTCTACAGACGTTCTACATAGCAGAATTACCAAGACATGAGAATAGAAGAACCAATATTGCGTACTCTTCTTATGTAAATTCATCTAATATTACTAATGGTAACCTAGCATTATTAATAGAAAGTGAATAATTTGTAAAAATCTTCATAGGCAATGTTATAAATAGTTTAATAAATACTTAACTGAGGAGTTAATCGAGGAACAAAAAATGGCAGCAATTATTTTAGAAAAGTTTAGAACGCATAATGCGAAAGAATTCATCGCAGATTTTGGCGATTCATCAAACTATATTTTTATAGGCAGAACACATGCGTGGGTAGATGCAAGTGATTCATCAATAGACGACAATAATCCACCTTCACCAGCAAATTCAGAGAGTGAAGAAGTAAGAGCATTCGAAGATATGATTGCACTTAAGCAAGTTGGTACAGGAGACGTATCACATGGATTAGTTAGACATAACTGGACAGTAGGAACTGTTTACGATGAGTATAGAGATGACTACAGTGCATCAAATCAGACTCCATCAGGTGCTAACAACTTCTTTGATGGTAGAGGTTATGTTGTAACTTCAGACTACAAAGTTTATAAGTGTCTTAAAACTCCATTTTCCTCAGGAACAGCACAAGGCGCCGCAGTAAATAGTGAACCAACTACTACTTCAACAACTGATCCTCAAGTTACAACAGATGGTTACATGTGGAAATTCATGTATCAAATTCCTGCCTCAGAAGTTATTAAGTATGTTACTAACGATTTCATTCCAGTTAAAACACTAGGTGCTAAAACAACAGTTGCAGGTTCTGGCACAGGTGGTGGATTCGGAACATCTGCTTCAGATGACGGTTCAGCACAATGGGACGTAGAAGATGATGCAGTAGACGGAGCAATTTACAGATACATTGTTAAAACTGCAGGTACTGGTTATAGAAATAACTCTAACGCAACAGACTTTTCAGTAGACGTAGCAGTAGAGGGAGATGGTTCTGGTGCAGTAGCAACATTATCATTCGTTGGTGGTGCATTGAACAACGTAGTATTCAAAGACTCATCATCATATGGTGCAGGATATAAAAGAGCATCATTCCCAACAATTGGTTCTGCAATATCAGGAATCTCAAGTGGTTCTGGTGCAACTATTCATGCAGTTATTTCTCCAATTCATGGACATGGAGCAAATCCAATCGAAGAACTTGGTGGTAACTTTGTTATCTTAAACTCAAGATTAGAATTCGGTGATGGTCAAGGAGACTTCCCAACAGATAACGACTTTAGACAAATTGGATTGATTAAGAATCCTGCTAAAAGAGATGGATCAATCTCAAACTTGGGAACTATGACTGCTACTCAGAAACTAACACTTGATGATGCATCAACAGTATCAGTAGATGACATTATTGTGTCTGATCTAAATAACAATGCATCAACAAAAAGAGCAAGGGTTGTATCTAAAACAAGTAATGTTATCAGAGTACTTCCAATCGCAAATGGCGGTGGTGAGTTTGTAAACTTTGTAGCAGAAGATGACATTTATCTAAATGATGCGGGTTCTAAAGTAACAGATGTATCATTAAACGGTATTGATAATGATCACCCAGAAGTTTCTCGATTTACAGGTGACATCTTGTATGTTGAGAATAGAGGTCCAGTATCAAGGGCCGCTGATCAGATTGAAGATATCAAACTGATTATTGAAATGTAATTGTTGTTTTAAACAACATTAAACTTAAAAAGTAGAAACTATGACTGAGAAAACCGATCTAAATATTACACCCTATTACGACGACTATTCAGAGGACAAGAACTTTCATAAAGTCCTCTTTCGTGCTGGTAGACCTCTTCAAGCAAGAGAATTAACTCAGTCTCAATCTATTCTACAAGACCAAATCGAAAAGTTTGGTGGCCACTTCTTTAAAGAAGGTTCTATTGTTCAGGGCGCAGAAGCAAATATAGACATGGACGTCTACTATGTTAAAGTGCAATCATCAAATCCAAATGTGGGCAATGGCGATACTAGTGTTGAAGGATATAGAGAATCGTTTCATGGTAAATATATCAGAGGTGGTTCTACTGGTGTTGTAGCAAAAGTTATAACTTCAATTGCAGAAACATCTACAGATTCTATTACTCTAATTGTTAAAGCATATTCAAGAGGAACCGATTCTAAAGGTTCATTCATCTTTGTTGGCGACGAGACACTTAGAGAAGTCACAATTGATGGTGCAGGTGCAGTAACAAATGATGAAGGTAATGAAAACTTCTTTAAGACAGTTACAGATGAAGACGTACCAACTGGTAGATCATCTATTGCACAAATTAGTCAAGGTACAGTTTACTCAAGAGGATTCTTTGTAAACGTAGATCAACAAGTTATTATCTTAGAGAAGTATAGTGGTGCACCTTCGTATAGAGTAGGATTACAGATTAAAGAAGAACTTATCAGTTCTGGTGCAGATACAACATTGTTAGATAATGCACAGGGTACTAATAATGAAAATGCCCCAGGTGCAGATAGATTAAAAATCACAATGATACTTAAAAAAATAGGTATCGAAGAAGTAACAGACACTAACTTTATCGAATTAACAAGAGTTAATCAAGGTGTTATAGAACTTCACATCAATAGACCAATTTATAGTCATATTGAACATACAATGGCAAGAAGAACTTTTGATACTTCAGGAGACTTTGTAACAAAACAATTCTTGACAACATTTAGAGAACATTTAAAAGAAGGTGACAACAAAGGATTTTATACTGCTGGAGAAGGTGGTGATAATTCTAAGTTTGTTTGCCAGATCTCCCCAGGTAAAGCATACGTAAAAGGGTATGAGATCGAAAAGATTGGAACATCTAATTTAGAATTATTAAAAGCAAGAACTACAGCATCGTTGACTAATACAGCAACGCCTGTTAGACTTGGTAACAAATTAAAAGTAAATAATGTACTAGCATTACCAGAATTCCAAGACGATGCAAGTACAAGTACAACAGCATTTAAACCAATAGAATTATATAACCAAGCACAGAGCAGTGGTGCTCCTGCTGGTGAAAAGATTGGATTTGCAAGAGTCAGACATGTCGATAATGACTTGAACGTCTCTACACAAGCAACTGATGAACTCAACTTATATCTATTTGATATTAAGATGTTCACAAAACTTAAATTCAGTGCTAATATTAGTGCAAGTGATTACAGTGTAGGAGATAAAGTTCAAACATCTTCTGGCGCATCTGGTATTGTTGGAGTTATAGAACATAGTACAGATAGTATCTATCTACATGATGTAGTCGGTACATTCAATGATGGTGATACTGTTGGTGCTAGAGGTCTAAAATCTACAAGCAGAACGATTGACACTGATGGTGTAATTGTATTTAATATTGCACAAGCAAAATCAGTATATCAAGCAACTCCAGGTGGCGGTAGTCAAAACTTTGTAGCAAACGTAGTACTAGATGATTTCAGAACATTATCTGGATTCGCAACATTGGGTGCTGGTGGAACTTCAGATGCCACAGTGACTGGTGTTGGTACTCAGTTCACTAGAGAACTAGTTGTTGGTGATACTATCTTAGATAGTACAGGAACAGAAAGACTAGTTAAAGCAATTACTTCAGATGTTGCATTTACAATCGACGATGTAGATGGCACTTCAGCATCAGGAGTCTCAAGTCAAGTACAGGTTAATCTTGTTAGAAAAAGATCAGTACTAAGAGATCAAGACCAAACAGCGGCAATCTTTGCATGGCCAAGAGACTATGTAAGTAAAGTAACTCCGTCTGATAACGGTCTACAAGTTAGAAAGCAAATTAGATTAACAATTTCAAATGGAGATATTACAATTCCATGTGATACTGCTAACGAGAAGTTTGCTATAGGAAATGAAGACAATTTTCAATTTGCAGTTATAGAACAATCAACTAATGGTAGCAGAACACTTACAAATGGTCAAGTTGTATATCCAAATGACATTTCTAGTTTCCCTACACCAGGTGATGCTAACTTAGTAATACCTATTGGTGATCAAAGCAGTAATCAATATGACGATGGTGCAAAAGTATTAGTATCTTATTCAGTAGTAAGAAAAACACCAGACATTAAAAACAAATCACTGATTAAAAGTAGATCGATTTATTTCGAAGACAAAAACTCAACAAACACTGCAAGATACGGTACTGCTTACGATCATAAAGAATTGTCAATTGGTAAGTCAGACGTTAATAAAGTTTGGGCAGTATTAGAAGGAGTACCTGGTACATTAACTAATAGTCACCCTACACCACCAAACGCAACACTAAACAGAACATCAGGCACATTTAACTCAGGTGAAATTATAGTTGGTCAAACATCTGGTGCTAAAGCAAGACTATTGACTTATAATGAGGGTTCAACTTCATATCTTCTATACATTAAAGAGGGTGTGCAGTTCTCAACAGGAGAAGCAGTTGTAGGACAGACAAATACTGGTGTAGCAACAATTCAGAGTTACGATGTAGGATCACCAAACATTAAGTCTAGATATTTCTTAGACAATGGTCAGAGAGATGGTTATTACGATCTTGCTAAATTACAATTAAAAGAAGGTGAACCTACACCTAATAATCCTATCACTATAATCTTCGATCATTTTGAAGCAGGTGGTGGTGATTACTTCGCAAGAGGATCATATAATGATTCAGAAATAGATTACGAAGATATACCAAACTATTCACCAAACAAAGTCGACCTTGGAGGGTTTGAACCTGATGGACAATTCGAATTGTCCGATGCAGTTGACTTTAGATCACATACAGATTCACTTATCAGTGTTACTGCTTATGATCAAACAAACGTACCAAACATATCTAACATTACAACTGCACCATTTGCCTATGATTCTAGAGTGTTCTCATCATTTGATATTGCAACACCTACACCAGGTTCGACAGTTGATGCATCGTTAGAATTCTATGTACCAAGAATTGATAAAGTATTCTTACATAAAGGTGGCATATTCGAAGTAGTATCTGGATATCCAGATATCTCACCACAGAAACCACAACCTATCGATGATGCTATTGAAATGTTTGAAATTTTCATACCAGCATATACTGATAATCTCAAAGAGTTGAAAGTAAAAGCAAGAGATTACAGAAGATTCACCATGAAAGATATTGGTCGAATCAATCAAAGAGTATCAAACTTAGAAAGAATTACATCTCTATCATTATTAGAGAAAGATACTCAATCAAAACAAATTTTAGATGCAGATGGATTTGACAGATATAAATCAGGATTCTTAGTAGATAACTTTAGAGGTCACAAGATTGGTGATGTATCACATCTTGACTATCATGTTGGTATTGACACTAAGATGGGTCAATTAAGACCACAAAACTATACTCAGTTCTTTGACATTGAACACAAGTCTTCAGCATCAGCAAACTTTAAAAAGACTGGTGATCTAATCACACTACCATATACTGAACACACTTTTGTTGATCAGAATAAAGCATCAAGACATTTGAATGTTAACCCATATCATGTCTTTGCATTTATTGGTAATGTTAAACTTACACCTGAAACAGACATATGGCAAGATACTGAAACTTTACCAGAAGTTAGAATCAATAAAGAAGGTAACTATGATGCCGTACTTGCAGAAAATCAAAACTCATTAGGAACTGTATGGAATGCATGGCAAACAACATGGGTTGGAGAACCTCAAGTTGTATCAGAAGAAACACTAGCATCTGTACCTGCTAACTGGGATGGTAATCCGTCTCAAGGTGGTACAGGACAAAGTACAGCAACTATTACTAGAGAGATAACAGAAACTCCAGAAACTCAAACAAGAAATGGGGTTATTACTTCAGTAGTAGAAGAGTTCGTAGAAACAAGAAACGATAGAATTGTCAGTGTACAAGTTATACCTTTCTGTAGAGCAAGAACACTTGAGATTACTGCAACAAACTTAAAACCAAACACTAATCATTACATACTATTTGACGGAATTACAGTCAACGAATATGTAAGACCATTTAGCACAGACTATTCACAAACAACACATACTGCCGCAAGTGCAGGTGTTAAGACAGATGCTAATGGTATGTTGAGAGCATATTTTGATCTACCAAATAATAGATTCCAAAAGTTCCCAACAGGACAAAGAGAACTTAGAATTACATCTAGTTCAAATAACTTGTCTAACCCAGATTCATACGGTGTAGCAACTTATCAAGCACAAGGACTTTTACAATCAAGTCAAACTGAGATTGTATCTACAAGAAATGGTCGTGTGGTACTTGAAAGAATTACAGATCAAAGAGAGATCATGCAACGTGGTGAAAGGATTAATGTTAACGTAGTTCAGAGAGAACCTGAACCAGAACCACCACAATCTCCACCACCACCTCCGCCGCCTGATCCACCACAAGATCCAGATCCAGAACCGACGCCTGATCCAACACCAGATCCGA